GGAGTAAATCCTTGTGCTTTTATAGCATTAAGGATTTTGAATGGGTGGTCTGGAACTAACAGTGGGGTTGTTGGAGCGGCAACAATTCATAGTATGAGTTTACGCGAAATCTCTAGCATACAAAATCCGAAATTATACAAAAATGGTATATTATCAACCGGTGAATTTAAAGAATATCAAAAAGCAAGCTTCTATAAAAATGGCTTTGTAGAAGCAACCGAATTTATAGAAATCTAAAGGAGGCTCGTTTATGGCGTCACTTAAAGATACAGTCGTTAGCGGAAGCCTACGGGCAACCGATACAATATATAGCACAACAAATCAATTTCAAATTCTTAAAATTCCTACTTCAAGTAATGGAACCACGTATGGGGTAGGAAGCAATGGACAAGTCTTAAAATCCAATGGTACAAGTGTTTATTGGGCTTCCGACAATAATACTACCGCATTAGCATCAATGACAGGCACATTAGAAATAGACCACGGTGGCACGGGTGCAAGCACTGCTGCAGGCGCAAGAACTAATTTAGGTTTAGGCTCAATGGCAACTGAAACCGCCACAGATTATTTGAAATTAAATGGTGGAACAATGACTGGTGAACTTACTGTTAATGCAGCAGCTAGTTTTATATCAACATCAACTAGTGCTGCAAGATATATATATTTTAAAAATACCGCCCTAGTAACAACTTCACCGAATATAGTTATGCAAATTGGTTTAAGCTCTAATAATCAATATCATGGAATATATTCTCAAGGATATTATGATGGAACATCATTTACTCCAACAGGAGGTTGGTTAATTGGACGTAATGCAGAAGGTAAAGCAACTATAGGTGGTAGCACCAGTAGCCCAATGGGAGTAGAATTAATAGGAAACACATCTGTAATTAATGGGTATTTCTTTGTCGGAGCTGATTCTGATACTGTTTCACGAAGCGTATATGCCACTTCAAATTCTGGACGTATTTGTTTGTACTCAACCGGTAATAGTAATGGAAATGGCAATCGTGGAGTTTGGATAGCAAAACAAGGAAGTAATGGACAGGAACATGCGATTGTAAGCGCAGATGCAAATAATCAGTCAAGAATTAATTTAATGCGAAGCAATGATAGCTTTATTAATTTATATCGCTATGACGTAACAAGAGGAACTGCACCTAGCGCTGCTAAATATTGGACAATAGGATGTTATGAAAATTATTCAAGTGACACTAAACGCCTTGCTTTAATTGATGCTCACTATAATACAGATGGTTCTATTTCCGTAGAAATGATGACCCAAACTCCAGTAAGTACCAATGAAAATGATGCTTATCGTGGAATTATGATTACTCAAAATCCAGATAAATCTTCTATTACAAATTTAAGAACTGATGAGATTACAGCTTCAGGCCATTTATATCCAGTAACCAATTCTGCGACAACTTTAGGCACAGATACAAATGCATGGAAACAAATATTTATTCAAAATACTAGTGGCTCTAATGGAGATATTACCATTAAACGCGGTTCAAGTGTATTTAAAATAGGATATGGTAGCGATGATACAAATTATGGACTATATGATGCTGCCACTTCTCAATGGATGATATATTCAGATGGAACAAAAACTATTTTGTCAGCAATAACCACTGGTGCAATAAATGCAACTGGGAGTATTGCTGCAACTAGTAACGTATGGGCTGGTACCACTACAGCCTCTGGCGACCATGAAGTTTATGCTGCATCTACAATAGGACGTATTGGTATGTATTCAGATGGCTCTAAAGACCGTGGTATTTGGATCTATAAAGATGCGCCAGGAAAACCAAATTCTGCTTTTGCCGCATTAAAATATAATAATAATGATAACACTATGACAATAAAATGTAATCGCATATTAGCGATAGAAAGTGATGATGGATTTTTTGGGTATGGAACAACTGTAAATGGATGGAATGGAGTTACTGATAACTCATCGCAAATATTTGGTTCTGCTGCTTATAAAACTTATATTCGTTCCAATAATAATCCTTTATATCATCGCAGAAACACTACCACTTATATGATTCCAGATGGAAGAAATAATTATGCTACCAATACAAGAATTTGGGGAATCACATTGCCAACTAATTCCAATAATACCACAAATAAAAATAATACAATAGAACTAGTTGTAGATAATAATTGTTTATTCTTATGGGATAACACTAATGCCAAAACACTTTGGCAAATACCACCAATAGTATATAGCACAACCACTCCATCCTCTCCAACCGAAGGTATGATTTGGTTACAACCGATTTCATAATGAGCAAAATCAATAGGAGGTTAATATTATGGGATTTATGAAAGAAACTTATTCTAACAATCGCGCAGGTTTATTAGTAACTTTTGGAGGCAATGAACCAACACCCTCATATACCCCAACCGACAGCGTTCAAGAAGCATTGGAATACTTTAATCTATATGAAGAAAACGGAATCATCTATTCTCGCACTGAGGCAGAAGAGATTTATGACGAACTAGGAGTAAATACCACTACCGAAGTAGAAGAACTACGCACATCTATAAATGCAATTACCGCTACACTTTCAGATGAAGCGGCCGCAGAGCATCCAATTCTGTTTAAAGAATGGAAAACTGGTGTAAATTATGCAGCAGGTGACCGCATTCGTTATCGTCAAGGTCTTTACAAAGTACTTACTGCTCATACTTCACAAGCAACTTGGACACCGGACGCCGCGCCAAGTCTATTTGCAATTCTATTAAATCCAGACCCTGATATTATCTATGATTGGATTCAACCTGATTCTACAAATGGCTATGCAACTGGCGCACGTGTGCGTCACAACGGTGATATTTGGACTTCTACAGCAGATAATAATGTTTGGGAACCTGGCGCAGTAGGAGCTCCTTGGGTATCTGACACAGAAGCACAGCAAGAATCAACAACTGATGAAATTCCAGAATGGGTTCAGCCCGATTCAACCAATCCATACAATACTGGCGACCGTGTAATGTTTGAAGGCCAAGTTTATGAATCATTGATTGATAATAATACTTGGTCTCCTTCTGCTTATCCAGCAGGTTGGCAATTAATTACTGAATAAACGAAATAAAAACCACAGATAACAAAGAGCAATCTCACTTCTTTATTTAGAGGCAGGATTGCTCTTATTTGTTAAAAAGGAGGTTTTCATATGAATATAATGACTAAGCGCGGTTCACAAGATAATATGGTGACATATGAACATTATTGTGATACAGCCGCAGATATGGCTAATATTGATTCAAAATATATTACTCTCGGTTCAGTTTGTATAGTAGTACAGGGTGAAAGCGGAGATTTAGATGTGTATATCGCAGGGAGCGATAAGCAATGGCATCTTGTATAAGGAGGTATAATCTATGGATATTTTAGATATTATCATAGCGAAAAAGAAATCCTTTACAAGTGAAACTGAAAAATTAACTAGACAAGCGCAAGAAGCAATGGCAAAAGCCAATGAAGTAACCACAAAAATAGATGAAGCACAAGATGCTTTGGATGCCGCAGAAGCCGCAAATACTCGCGCGCAAGAAGTTGCCGATAATTTTGATGCTTTGCAAGAAAATGTTAGCAACACAGTAAATACTATTGTTGACGGGAAAATTGAAACTGCGATTTCTTCTATTACTTCTTCTGTAAATGAAGCTAATTCTAATGCTTCAGCCGCACAAACTGCCGCAGCCGAAGCGATAACAGAAGTAGATGTAGTAGATGCAAACACATCCGCGGCAAAAATTAAAAAGACTCGTGTCCGCAAGAAGGGTGTTCAGCAAGCCTATGAAACAATGAAAAACTATACATCTACCGGTACTAACGAAGATGGTAGTATGACTCAAAAGGCTATTACACAAGCCTTACAAAATCAAAAAACAGAATTAGAAACTAAAATTAAGAATATTCCATCTGGTGGAGGCTCTGGTTCTGGTAATATCTCTGGTAATATTTCAGCGGAGGATGCGGGTTCTATTGTAGCCGTTGATAATGATGGCAATATTACTTCAAGTACAATAACAGAAGAGGACATCATTCTTACTCAAATTATTGCAGGTACTTATCAAAATGATAATATTATTGGCTTAGAAATAGATTATGTAAATAAAGTCTTTACTCGCCTTCAAGGCGCAAAAAATAAAACCGCCGGCCATGATTTTGATAAGTACACTATGCTAGGTGGAAGAAAACGTTGTCTCGTAAATGAAGATGGCAGTATTATTCGCTTCTTGACAGCTTCAGATACTATTGAAGATATAGCTGATAAACGTATTATGGTATATCAACCACCTTGTTATTTTATGCGTATTCCTTTATCTACAACGATAACAGCAAGTGGTATTAAAATAAATAAAGAGCAAATTTATCTTTCTGACACAAAATATGCGGGTTTTGAATTACATCCCATCTTTAAAGATAAAGATGGTAATGAAGTTAAATATATTTTATTACCGGCATATGAAAGTGGCACTTTGCGCGCGAATGGTGAATTTGTAAAAGACGATAAACAAGATATCAACTTCTCTACCGATAAATTAGTTTCAATAGTTAATACTAAGCCAATAAGTGGATATACTCAAAGCTTTACTTATGAAACTGCACAACAAATGGCTGAAAATAATGGGGAAGGATGGCAATTAACTGATCTACGTTTTGAATCATTACATCAAATGTTAATGAGTATTGAATATGGTTCTATGAATTTACAAAATACATTTGATTTAGGCCTTTCACGTGTTAACATTAGCGGTGAGGTAAATATTTCTTCTATTTCTGGCTCTACACATTCATTATTAAATGAATCTGGCAGAGCTGAAAGCACTACAAATATAACTAATGGAGCAACAAATGTATATAATGAAGAGGGTAAATGCGCCATTAGTTATCGCGGACTAGAAAATCCATATGGTAATATTTGGCGCTTTATTGGTGGAGTAGAGGTAAAAAGCCGTGTGCTCTCATATAATGGAGAAGAAATTGGTTTTAAACTTCCAACTGTTCCTGGATGGATTAGTGCCTTTGGCTATGATGAAAATTATAAGTGGGCTTTCTTACCAATTGAATGTGAAGGTAGCAGCTCATTACCAGTAGGAGATTATTCACATTTAACTAATAATACAACTATAAATTCTGGTTTAGCTGGCGGTTTAATTAATTCACAAGATAACTGCGGACCGTTTTACTATGGTTTTAATGTAGCAAAAGCTAATTATCACTATCGTAGTGATTCTGCGCGAATAATGCACATTCCAACTGCCGGTTCAGCTATTGAATTAAATAACTATCGTGCTTGGATAAATTCATAAGAGGTGGTTAAAATGAAAACTTATAATTCTACCTATTCCACAATAGAACCACCCAAAATTGATATAACCGCAACAAAAGTTTTTCTAGCGACAAATATTCAAGAAATTGAGCGTGAAGTAGAAGATACAATAGAACATTGCTATCAATACACACTTACTGAATATGATAAAGACGAATATCTTGCTATTCTTTCTCAAAATCAACAAGATATTGAAGCGTTACAAGAAGAATTACGTGCGGCTAAAATACTATTGGGGGTGGAGTAATTGGGAACATTAGTTGATTTAGCGGTTAAACTCCGCCCTTTCATTGAGAAAGCGGCTTTAAGCCTTGATGATGAAGATGCTTTAGAAGCGGTTCAATTATTTCCGCGCTGGAATGAAAGCGCTGAATATAAAACAGGCGATAAAGTCCGTTTACAAAATGTACTTTATAGATGTCTACAAGACCATATTGCTCAGCCAACTTGGAGTCCAATCGCAGCTCCAAGTCTCTGGGCAAAAGTTTTAATTCCAGACCCAGAAGCTATACCAGAATGGGAACAACCAGACAGCACTAATTCCTATCAAATAGGCGATAAAGTCATGTTTGAAGGCAAGACCTATGAGTGTGTAATTGCTAATAATATATGGTCACCAGCAAGCTATCCAGCTGGATGGAAAGAAATCTAATATTTGACTCTTAATAAAAACTATGCTATAATTATTACATCAGGAGGAGGAAAGGAACTCCTACCTGATGTAATAAAATTTATAAGGAGAGGAACTTATATGAAGTACTACAGTGATGTAACTAAGAAGTTTTATGACAATGCTAATGATTGTCTAGCTGCTGAGCGCGAAGTAATTGCCAAGCAGGAAAAGGAAGAGTATGAAAAGAAGCGTATTGCGGCCGAACGTAAGGCTGCCGCTGAAAAGGTTGAGGCTGCCCGCAAGGCTATGAACGAAGCTCAGTCTGCCTATAAGAAGGAGCTAGAGGCTTTCTGTTCTAAGTACGGTAGCTATCATTACTCTACCAAGGATGTTAGCGACATCCCAACTCTATTCAATGATATCTTCAATATTTTTCATTGATAGTAATTGCCCGTGAAAGCGGGCATGCGTCCGTATACTCAAGTGGCTGAAGAGATTTGTCTTGAAAACAAAGAGGCCGTGATGAGCGGCGCGAGGGTTCGAATCCTTCTACGGACGCCAATATGTGGTCGGTAGTTTAACGGTAAAACTCCTGGTTGTGGCCCGGGTAATGCAGGTTCGACTCCTGTCCTTCCATCCATGTCCCACTGGCGGAATTGGCATACGCGCTAGATTAAGGTTCTAGTTTCTCCGAGTTCAAATCTCGGGTGGGATACCATTTGACTTCTTACATAAATTCTGATATAATATTTATAGAAAGAACGGAATCCACCCGATATGGCTGTGGCTACAAGGTGCGGAAGGGTGGCGGTAGTATTACGCCTCAATTGGCGAAACGATATGCCAATTGAGGATGAAATAAAGCATAATAACGCAAGAGAGTAATACATGACGTAAGTATTTAATTGATAGAGAATGTAGCCGTGCTTCTGGCGGTGCGTTACCGACATACTTATGGACGCCAGATTTATGGAGGATTGACGCAATTGGGAGCGTGTTTCCCTTACAAGGAAAAAGTTGGCGGTTCGAGTCCGTCATCCTCTACCAAGACCCATACAGCAATTTACAAGCTGGACTGAAAATCCCGGCAACTGTTGGTTCGAATCCAACCTACCCCACCATTTATGGGGTAGTGGCGAAAGTGGCAAACGCACGTGAAAGACAGTGGGTCTAGATTATGGCTAGGTAGCTCAGATGGTAGAGCGTTGGCCTGAAGAGCCAAGCGTCACTGGTTCAATTCCAGTCCTAGCCACCAATTCCGCATTGCGGTTAGGCACACACAGCAATTTTCTTATATGTAAATGTTGAATGATATAGAAAATTGAATCGCCAAATACTAAAGGCCGTCGTTATTAAGCAAAACGAGTGCCTAGAAAAAAAGTTGATACTTAATCAAGCTTTTAGTATTTGGTATTATCTGTCGGTATAGTTCAACGGATAGAACATGACACTTCTAATGTCATTATCTGGGTTCAATTCCTAGTACCGACGCCATGTTATGGGCTTATAGTATAGCGGCTAGTACATATGCTTTGCACGCATAAAACTGGGGTTCGATTCCCCATAGGTCCACCAAGATGGAAGGTCGCCCCTTCCAAGGCTATAGTTCCTAACCTTGGTTTCTAAAACTTGCGAGGATAGAGACCGAAAGAACTAATATGTTCCACTAGCACAATTGGCTAATGCATCTGACTCTTAATCAGGGGAGTCTGGGTTCGAATCCCAGGTGGAGCACCAGACGGTACGAAAGCACGGCACCAAACCCAAAGCAGCGTCATGAACTGTACAGTGCCTTGTGTGTTTCCTATTTCCACAAGTAAAGCTAATAAAAATAGGTCGCGTGTTCGATTTATCTAACGGAGAGGATACGTGACTACGAACACGGCATAGGGGTTCGAATCCTCTATCGCATGCCATTAATATGCGGGAGTAAGCCTAATTGGTAAGGCAGTAGTTTGGAGAACTACCAGTAATCGAGTAATCGGTGTTAGAGTTCAAGTCTCTACTCTCGCGCCACATAGTCGCTCACAGCAATTGTTCTTTATAGAACAAATGGGTTCGAATCCCATAGTATGCACAGCATATTTCGCCAAATGGTAAGGCAAACGTCTAATAAACGTTATTCTATTAAAGCGACTAGTATTTGCCCTGATAGGCTAATGGATAGACCTTCGCGCTACGGACGCGACAGTGGGGGTTCGAATCCCTCTCGGGGTGCCATTTATGGGAGATTAAAGTGATAAAGTAGACACGCAGGTCTGTAAAACCTGTCCTTTCGAGGTCGAGTGGGTGCGATTCCCTCATCTCCCACCATAACTAGACACGCACAGCAATTACTTCTACTATTAGCGCCATTCATGCTAGAATTAGAATGTGTCTAGATTTAGGAGCTTAGTGTAATGGTAGCATACCGGTCTCCAACACCGTTGGTGAGGGTTCAAATCCTTCAACTCCTGCCATGCCAAATTAGTTTAATGGTAAAACAGAAGTTTCGTAAACTTCCATTATTAGTTCGATTCTAATATTTGGCTCCATTTGACTTTTAGTATAATTTCTGTTATAATTATTATGTAAGGTTGAGATAGGAAATAATAACAGCTGATAAAATTCCATTCTTTATGCGGAAAGTGGGGCCGCAAACCTTACATCAATTCCCCCTGGGTACGAGTAACAGCGTCGTAGAAACATAAGCCGGTGCATCGACTTATGTAGGTATGTACGTGAACCATACCAAATAAACCGAGTGTCTAGGGACGAACTACACATCCTTAGCCGAAACGCACAAAAACTTGCGCCAAGTGTAGTGGTAGCTATTGGGGACTGGATAGAAACCAATAGGAAGAAGCAAGTTGCTGGTTTTACATCCCTGCGGTTTACCAGCTATTTCGAGCAGTAGCACAGTTGGTTAGTGCAATCGGCTGATAACCGATAGATCATAGGTTCAAGTCCTATCTGCTCGACCAATAAGGTTCACCCTGTAATCCTCCTTAATCGCGAAAGGGAAAAGGGCCTGTTGCAGCTAATAGTATGAGAATAGTAGAGCTTGTACTATGTATTTGCAGTATGTAAATGCCGGGAGTTCTCTTGCCCCGTTAAGGTAGTCCGGAATACACACAAGATTCGCTCGGTAACTAGATTTATCGTTATTAACGAGTCTAGCGGAAGTCGTCCTCGTTAGTGGTGGCCACGAATCCGTGCGTGAATAATAGGCGGTGAGGTCTCAGATGGAGAGTATCTACCAATAAGAGCAAATGATACACAAATATTTCTTGGAGTATACACAACGCGAGTGTTAACTCCTTTACAATGTTCCTCGCGGTGAAATCAAATGGAGGCTCGGATGGATTGAGGCCCGGAAGATGCCAATAGGAGAAGAAACCGCGAGATTTATCGGGAACTAGCTCAGTAGGTCAGAGCAGCGGCCTTCACGAAGTACAATCAAGTAGATGGTCTGACACCACTCAGGCGGGTGATGGGTTCAAGTCCCTCCTTCGTGACCAATAAGCCGTGTGTCCTGGGTTCGAGTCCCAGGTTCCCGACCAACTATTTGTTAAGGAGAACATAATAAATGACACTTAAAGACTTTTATAATTGGATGCGTATGAATAATTTTGAAAACTTTAATCTTTTAATAAAAGATGATGATAGTGTTTGGGATATTGATGAATGTATGATCAATATTAATTTAAAAAATAAAGAAATTATTATTAGTTAAAGGATAAAAATGAATAAGTATAAATTTGGTCGTCTTACTTTTGGAACTATTCTTATAGTAGTAATGTTTAGTAATGGTTTTAAAATTAATACTTGGCAATTTTGGGTAGTTTATATTTCTGCTTGGATGATGGCTTTTATGACTTTTTTGGAGGATTTTAGTGGATGATGAAACTCTTTTATGCTTTTATCGCAGCCTTGAATCTTTTTTATTTTTATACTTTTCAAGATAATGCTATATGGATGCGTGGTCTTAGTTTAGCATGTTGCCTTTTAATGAGCTTGTGTACAATAGTTGAAGCAACAAAATAATGCGTCATTGCCAAATTAATAAATAAAGTATTCGCGCTAGTGGGAGAATGGTTATCCGGAAGTCTGCAAAACTTCACAAGCCAGTTCAATTCTGGCCTAGCGCTCCACAACAATATAAAAGGAGTAAAAGGAGAAAAGTATGTTTGGTCTAATTTTAGCTATTGTTGTTATTATTGCTGGTTTTATCGTAGCAAATGTAATGTTTCCAGATGTAACAAAGCGTAATGGTGACACGAAAAGTAGGAGTTCAATTCGCACAATTATTCGTGCCGTTGCCTTCATTATTGCCGCAGGATTAATTATTCTGTCTTGTATTTCTTATGTACCAACTGGTTATACTGGAATTGTAACAACTTTTGGTAAGGTACACGAGCACACGCTTGACGCAGGTATTAATTTCCATGCGCCTTGGGACAATGTAATTACTATGGATAATCGTGAACAGCGCGCAACTTTCCAACTAGAAGCATTTTCAAAGGATATTCAGCAAGTAGATATTCAAGGCTCTATCAACTATAATATTGATAAACTAACCGCTATGAATCTATATAAGGACGTAGGCACTGGATATGTCAATATTCTAATTGGCCCTCGTATTCAGGAAGATGTAAAGATTGTTGTTGCTCGTTATACTGCTGAAAATCTAATTGCTAGTCGTCAAGAAGCAGCTAATGCTATTGAGACTCTTATTCGTGATGAATTAACTTCAAAGGGTATTAATGTAATTTCTCTTGCAGTAGAAAATATTGACTTTACTGATGCTTTTGAATCTGCCGTTGAAGCAAAGCAAGTTGCTACGCAAGAAAAGCAGCGTGCCCAGACCCAGCAAGAACAGGCAACAATGGAGGCAGAGCAGGCCGCAAAGCGCAAGAAGATTGAAGCAGAAGCAGCGGCCGAAGTGGCAAAGGTGCAAGCAGACGCCGATGCATATTCTACACAGGTAAAGGCGGCCGCGGAAGCAGAAGCTAATGAAAAAATTAATAAGTCTCTAACTGAAGAACTTGTAAATTATCGTCAAATCCAGCGCTGGAATGGAGAACTCCCTCAATTTGTTGGCGGCGGTTCCACTATTCCTATCTTAAACATGGATAAAACTACCGAAACTACAGATTAATATAAATACTTATAACGCACGGGAAACCGTGCGTTTTTTCTATTTGACTTCTAGTAGAAATTATAGTATAATTATTTTAGAAAGAGAAAAGGAGAGCAAAATATATGTCTATTGTTTACAGTGTTATTAGCCCTTTGAAGAACGTTGTTGAAACTCGTGTAAATATTACTAATTTTGAAGAACGAGAACATGGAATTTATTTCATTTGGGAAGGTAGCCAGTGTTTTGTAAACTGGAATGTATTGGGCACTTATTCTCTTGTGGAGGAAGATGAAAATGACACTTGATGGATGCAGAGTGGAAACTCAAAAACACATAGAAAAGGTGCGTAAGTATATCCGCTTTTTTACTGATAGATTAACTACTCGTGGTGTAGAGCATGATGCCGCAAAACTAGAATCTCCAGAAGTGGAACTATTTGCTGAGCATACAGAACAACTTGCCACATTAGAATATGGTTCACAAGAATACAAGCAAGCATTAGAAGCTCTAAAGCCAGCTTTAGAGCATCATTATGCTACTTATCGCCATCATCCAGAACATTTCCCTAATGGCATTAATGATATGAACTTAATTGATTTAGTAGAATTAATGGCTGACTGGAAGGCTTCTAGTGAGCGCCATAATAATGGAAATCTTTTGAAAAGCATAGAAATTAATGCCAAACGATTTGGTATTAGTAATCAATTGACACAAATATTACTAAATACAGCAAAAATTATGGAAGAAAATGAATAATAAACAACAATTAACACATGATTTTATAAAATTTGTGATGGAAAATTATGGAATACGATTAACTATGACTGAATCAGATGCAGAAACATTTGAAACTTTATTTCCTGATTTAGTTGAAATATTGGAGAAAGAAAATGATACAGGCATATGAAACATTAAAGAAAAATACTACAGTTGGTTATAAATTAAATAATGACAAATATTATAGGCGCGGAAGAGCATTATCTGTAATTTTAACTGATAAGGGTATAGATGTAAGCGTTGAAGATATAGATACACATTATATGTATACTGTGCCATATAATGAATTAATGATTATCAAACCATTAGACGACTTTGATCGTGAATGCCTGATACCTATTAAAGAATTTATAGAAGAAGTTGGGACTGGGTGCATAACTGGCTATGATGGCAGCGGTAATTATAGCGATGGAGAATATCGTTATGGCGGAGTAGACTTTCATCCTGGATTTCTTAAAAATGCCGCTAAAAAATATAAGTATGTGTGTTGGTATAATAAATGAAATTTATCTATGATGATAATCTATATGACGCGATGAAAGACGTATATGATTATGCTTATCGCGTTTTCTTTGGAAAGGCTCCAATAGATGTTATTTATCGTATGAACCGTGGCTGTAAAGGCGCGGAGCAAAAAGTCCTACAATACATTTGGGATAC